CTAAAGAAGGTATTAAACCAATTTCATTCCATTCCACTTTTGACTCATGTCTATCAGCAATTGCTAAGCTAAAAATTGATAACCGTCCAGTCTATGACTCAATTTCAGAGTATGTAGCGGAATGGAGACGAGTAAAAGAAGAAATCAACCAAATAGTTAATATAGAAAAATGAAAAAGTTACAAGCAACCTTCAACGCGGTCATAGTTAAACCCCGCGAAGAAGAAGAGTCAATGTATGGCTCAATTATTGTACCCGATTTGGGTAAAGAAAAAGCACTTATTGGAACAATTATCTCAATTGGTGAAGGTTACCACTCAGCAACTGGTACTTGGGTAGACACAAGCTTAAAAGTAGGAATGGAAGTAATGCTGCCTAGCATGGGTCCTAACAAAATTGAGTTTGATGGACATGAGTATTGGGTATGCCCAGAAAATCAAGTTTTAGCAATTATAACAGAATAAAACAAATATGAGTAAAATTATTGAATTCGGACCTGAAGCAAGAAGAAAACTTGTGAATGGTATTGATAAGTTATCAAATGCTGTTACATCAACATTAGGACCTAATGGCCGCAATGTTGTTATGTCAAACAGTCAAGGCTATCCACAATCTACAAAAGATGGTGTCACAGTAGCTAAAAGTATTACACTTGAAGATCCAATTGAAGAATTGGGTGCTCAACTTGTTAAACAAGCAGCTATCAAAACAGCTGATGGAGCAGGTGATGGTACAACCACTTCTACACTGTTGGCACAGGAGATGGTTAAAAACGGTTTAGTGCACTTAAACAACGGTGTTAACGCAGTTAAAATCAAACGTGATATTGATGCTGCTGTTAAAGAAGTAGTTAAGGAATTACGCAAAGGTATTTCACAAGACATTAGCTCTGAAGATCAACTTAAACAAGTTGCTACAATTTCTTCAAATAATGATCCTGAAATAGGTGAATTGATTGCTACTGCGATGCAAAAAGTAGGTCGTGAAGGTGTAGTTCACATTGAAGAATCAAAATCAGGTGAAACATATCTTGAAACAGTAGAAGGTATGCAATTTGATAGAGGTTATAAGTCACATTACTTTGTTACTGATAACAATACAATGACTTGTACTATTGAAAATCCATTGATTCTTATCGCTGATAAACGCTTTACATCAATTAAAGAACTACTCCCAGTACTAGAGGCAGTATCTAATCAAGGTAAGTCATTGTTTATTATTGCAGAAGATCTAGAAGGTGAAGCACTTGCAACACTTATTGTAAATAAGATGCGAGGCACTATTAAAGTATGTGCTGTTAAAGCTCCTGACTTTGGTGACCGTAGAAAATTACTTTTAGACGATATTGCGATTTTGACAGGAGGTGAGGTATTTAGTACGGATAAGGGCATGAAGCTAGATAAATTTGATTGGAAATGGTTCGGTGAAGCTCGTTTAGTAACAATAACAAAAGACCAAACAACAATAGTTGATGGAAAAGGACAATCTGAAAGAATACAAACACGTATTGAAGAGCTTCAGCAACAAATCGAAAAAGCAAAGACCCCTTTCGAACAAGAAAAATTACAAGAAAGACTTGCGAAGTTCGTCGGAGGAGTAGCAATTATTCATGTAGGAGGTAATACGGAAACCGAGGTTAAAGAAAAGAAAGACCGCGTGGACGATGCATTACAAGCAACTAAAGCCGCAATTGAAGAAGGTATTGTACCAGGTGGTGGATCTGCTCTACTATATGCTCGTGAAGCAATTACAAACAAAGACACTGTTGGTGGAGGAATTGTATGGAAAGCATGTGCTTCACCATTCATGAAAATCCTTACTAATGCTGGCTATGAAGAAATGGAAGCATATCAGTTAATCAATAAAATGTTTGATGTTCGTGATAACTGGAGAGGTTATGATCTTGAAGTGCAAAAGTTTGTTGACATGAAACAAGCTGGCATTATCGATCCTACCAAAGTTACAAGATGTGCTTTACAAAATGCCGCATCAGTAGCATCAACTATCTTATTAACAGAAGCAGTAGTAGTTGATAAACCTGAAGAAACTAAGCAGGATGATATGATGGGTGGAATGGGAGGAATGTATTAATGAAAACTGAAATCCAAGAACAACTAGAACTAATCGCCACACGCGTTGCGCCTGGAGACAGGTGGACGCTTGTAGGTGATAAGACTAAAGTATATGCTTCAATAACTGATACTTTAGAAGCGTATTTTCAACTAACTAGGAGAGCATGTGAATATAGATTAGCTCCTTTAAAAGGAGAGTTATATGCTGTTCATTCTCAAGAAGTTGAAATTGCACCTGAGCCTCCTAAGCGTTATGACATTTATGGAGATTATGAATAAGGGTAGTAATATGTATAACAAAAACATACTAATTTAAAAAATAAAAGACAATGAACAAAGAGTTCCTCAAAATGCAAAAATTAGCTGGTTTAATTACTGAAAACCAGTTTAGAGAAAAAGTAACAGAAAATGAAGATGCTGGAGCATTTATGAATACAATATTTACAACTGCAAAAGCATTAGGATTAGTCCAAATGAATATGAAAGATAGAGATACTGACATAAAAACATTTACAGCCGACTTTCAAAAAGACGGATTTTCTTCAAATAGCCATGGAATCCTAGGAATTGAAAAAGTGTCTAATGGAATGGGAGCTAATATAGTAATTATGGCGGATGATAAAACAAAAGTTGATAAATTATTAGACGTTGTAGAAAAATCTAAAGGAAATTTTAAACCAAAAATAAATACTGCAGCAACATACAAAATCCAAAATGCAGCTAAAGATAAAGAAGCTTTTGTAAATAAATTTGATCTAGATTTAACATCCGCAGCACCAACAGCAGCTGCTCCAACAGCAGAATCAATTAAATAAGTAGTAAACAAAGCATTAAGAGTATATCACAAAAATAAAATACTTTAAATTAGGCTTGGGAAACCAGGCCTTTTTTATTATATTAAGTTATATGAAAGAAAATAGTTTATTTGTTGAAAAGTATCGCTCTAAAGCATTAAGTGAATATGTTGGTAATAAACAATTAAAACAAATTGTTCTCCAATATATAAAGAATAAAGACATCCAAAATTTACTATTGTATGGTACACCTGGTACAGGCAAAACTACATTAGCAAAAATAATTATCAATCATATAGATTGTGATTCTCTCTATATCAATGCCTCAGATGAGAGAGGTATCGACACCATTAGAGATAAAGTACAGGGTTTTGCCTCAAGTGCTTCATTCAAACCCCTTAAGATTATTATCCTAGATGAAGCTGATTTCTTAACAATTCAAGCACAAGCATCTCTTAGAAATATTATCGAGACATATTCTCGTACTACACGTTTTATATTAACATGTAACTACCTTGAACGCATCATCGATCCCCTCCAATCCAGATGTCAAGTATTAAAAATTACTCCTCCATCTAAAAAAGAAGTAGCACAACATATATCTGATATTTTATATAAAGAGTATATTAATTATGAAGTATCTGATTTGGTTTTAATAGTTAATAAACATTATCCTGACATTAGAAAAATACTTAACACTTGTCAAGTAAATAATGTTGATGGTAAATTAACCATTGATAAATCATTAATTGCATCAAGTGAATACACAGATGCTATTCTAACAGAACTTAAAGCAGTAAATAAAAGTAGTTTTAAAAACATTAGACAAATACTTGCTGATAGTAATTTAAGTGATTTTGAAGAAATATATAGATTCCTATATGATAATTTAGATGAGTATGGTAAAAATGATTTAGCTAAAGCATTAATCATTATTGAAATAGAAAACTATATATACCACGCCAATTTTAGAGTTGATAAAGAAATCAATGTAATGGCCTTAATATGTTCAATTTTAAAAATAATACAATAAAAAATGAGTAAGACAGAAAAACCGCTCAATGTTAACATTGACATCAAATCATCACAACCAATCACTTCACCTGAAGGTAATCATATCTTTGCTGAAGGTGTAATTTTAAGAAAAGTATCTAAATTTGTAGCAGGCACAGCTGAAGATGCTATTATTCCTATTCCTGTAATGTATGATGTATCAACAGGTAAAGTATTAGTAGAGTTGTTGCCTAAAGAACTCCGAGACGAATATGCAAATATTTGATTGGCTTAAGCAAATCACTTACGAAAAACAACCTTGGGACTCATTTACTGAGGAAGACAAAGCATCATTTAATCCTTATTTGATCCATCGCTTCCTCAGTATGAATCCTGAGTATATTGAGTTTGTAAATCTGATTCAAAATATTCCTTACACTGAAAAAGAAAAAATATATAAACTATATTTATATATGATCCCAAAGAAAAACATGTTTTTAAAATATATTAAATCAAATAGAACTAAAACTAAAGAGGAGCTATTAAAGCATTTAGCATCTCATTATGAGTGCTCTCTGCGTGAGGCAAATGAATATTATCATATGCATCATAGTGATACTATTAAAAATATTTTAAAGAAAAGAGGTGTTGATGATAAAGAAATTAAAAAGTTATTAAAATGAAATTAGATAGTATAGTAACATCAGTTATAAAACAATTTGAAGAGCGCAGTATCAAAGGTAAAGAAAAATATGGTACTGATTTAGATAGAGAAGATTTAGCTCTAATAGATTGGATAGAACATGCTAAACAAGAACATATGGATGCAATTCTATATCTAGAAAAACTTAGACAACAATATCTTAAAGAGACTGAATTGTGAAAATACCACCCATAGTAAAAACAATTCAAAAACAACCCATACAAGAAATAAACTATGCATTTCATAAAACAATTTCTTACAGTCAATTTTCCATCTACCATGAATGTCCTCATAAGTGGGAATTACAATATGTTAGCGGCCTCCAAAAATATCAATCTACTATCCATACTGTTTTCGGAACCGCTATGCATAGTGCCATTCAGCATTATCTCACTTTAGCGTATAGTGAAAGTGCTGCGGCAGCTGATAGGTTTGATTTAGAAACATTTTTTGAAGATGAATTTAGAAAAACATACCTAGAAGAATACAAAGCAAATAAAGATACTCACTTCACTGACGCTGTTGAAATGAGAGAGTTTTTTGATGACGGTATAGCTATTATAAATTACTTTAAGAAAAAACGAGGTAATTACTTTAGTAAACAGGGGTGGTATTTGGTTGCTTGTGAGTTACCCATTGTTATAACGCCTAATAACGCGTTTAAAAACGTTTTATACAAGGGTTTTATTGATCTCATAATGTATCATGAACCTACAAATACATTTAAAGTATACGACTTTAAAACATCAACTCGAGGATGGAACGAAGACACTAAAAAGGATGAACGTAAACAATTTCAAGTGTTATTCTACAAAAAATACTTTAGTGAACAGTATAGTATACCTGAAGATAATATTGAAGTTGAGTTTATGATACTAAAGAGAAAAATATGGGAAAAAAGTGAATACCCACAAAGTCGAATTCAAGAATTTGCTCCTCCAAGTGGTAAAATTAAAATGAAAAAAGCATTAACAGCTATAAATAACTTTATAAATGAATGCTTTAATATAGATGGGACATATAAAGACATAACTCATCCTATAACACCAAGTAAAAATTGTAAGTGGTGTCCTTTTAATGAGAATAAGGAATTATGTAATAAGTAGACCTTGCGGAATATTTATATACGTATATAATAAATAAACGTTATGGATAAAAAAGATATGACACTAACAAGTGTTAAAGTTCAAAGTGACTTGTTTGAAGATTTTAAAATGGAATGTGTTAAACGAAAATTTTCTTTACAAAAGCTTGTAGATAGAACAGTCCATTTATACCTTACATCAGATGAATTTAGAAAGTCAATTCACAATCACAATAATTTAGACCGATAAAAGTTTTATGAATCAAAGTTTTGCTTACCTTCCTCAAAATGAGAGGAAAAAAATACTCTTAATCTGCGATGATATAAGAGTACACTCAGGAGTAGCTACAGTTGCTCGAGAATTAGTATTAAACACAGCTCAACATTTTAATTGGGTTAACATTGGAGGAGCTATAAACCATCCTGAAGCTAATAAACGGATGGATTTATCAGCAGATACTAATAATAACACTGGTTTAACTGACAGCTCAGTTATTCTATATCCAACTAACGGATATGGAGATGCTAGACTGGTTAGACATTTAATCCACGCTGAAAAGCCAGATGCTATTTTCTTAATTACTGATCCAAGATATTTCATTTGGTTATTCCAAATTGAAAACGAGATTAGAAAGAAAATGCCTATCATTTATCTTAA